CAAGCAGACCAAGGCTGCTGCTATCCTGAACAACGGTTTTGACACGGACTACCCCGGTGGTGACGGTCAGCCGCTCTTCTCGGATGCTCACCCGCTGGTCTCCGGTGGTACCAACTCGAACATTCCGTCGGTCGCTACCGACCTGAACGAAACGGCGCTTGAAAACGCTGTTATTCAGATCGCTGCGTGGACGGACGAACGTGGCCTGCTGATCGCAGCTAAGCCGCGCAAGTTGGTTATTCCGCCGTCACTCCAGTTCGTTGCGACCCGCTTGCTCGAAACCGAGCTTCGCGTTGCTACGGCTGATAACGACATCAACGCCATCAAGAGCAACGGCTCGATCCCGGAAGGTTACACCGTTAACCACTTCCTGACCGACACCGATGCTTGGTTCTTGACGACGGATGTGCCAAATGGTCTGAAGCACTTCGTCCGTACCCCGCTCGCTCAGAGCATGGACGGCGACTTCGACACCGGCAACGTCCGCTACAAGGCCCGCGAGCGTTATTCGTTCGGCTGGTCTGACCCGCTGGGCATGTACGGTTCCGTAGGCGCTGCCTAAGGAAGCAGGGGGAGGGGGAGAGGGAAACTTCTTCCCCTCTTTTCTTTTTAGTGGTATATCTGCGTAACTAGGTGAAATTCTCGTACCGACTGCCCTAGCAGACGTAGTAGAGACGGTACGAGGCAAGTGCTACTACACGGAGAAAATCAATGGGTTTGACTACTTTTTCGGGTCCCGTAGCGTCGCAAAATGGTTTCATTGGCGGCACTCCGACTGACCCCATCACCGTCACCACTGCTGGTAACATCTCGGCCTCTTATGGTTCGACTTCGGCTACCACGGGTGACACCCGCCTTGTCTATGATAAGCTGACCTTTACTTCGACCGGTTCGGGCGAAACCATCCGCGCTTTCTCGGTTGTTTCTGGCGCAGGCGCTGCGGCGGCTGGCACGATCAACGGCATCCACGCTTCGACGGAAGTTACGACTGGCGGCACGATTTCGGGCGCTGCTAACGCTATCCGCGCTACCATTGGTGCTTCGGTTAACTCGCCGGGCGGCACTCTTGCTGCTCTCCAGTTGGACACCAACTTCGCTTCGGGCACGTCGGTTAGTGCAGCAAGTGCGTTTATCCGTGTTTCGGACAGCGGCGCTGGTGCAGGCAAGCTGACCCGCCTCATGAACATTGAGTCGGGCACAGGCGTCTTCACGGCTGCCACGAGCAGCAGCACGCTTGCTGGTGGTATCAAGGTTCGCATCGCTGGCTCGGACTACTTCTTGGTAGTTGCAAGCGCAGTCAGCTAATATGCAGATTACCGAAGAGTTTTTGCTTTCGGAGATCGGTGACTTGGAGACGGAGATAGAGAAGGCGAATACCTTCATTATCAAAGCCCAAGCCACCGTATCTGCATATAATATCCTTCTTCAACGTCTTCGGACACCAGAAGAAGTAGAGGAGAACGCTGATGGCGATGCAAACTGACGTCAAATCCACTAAGCCGCTGGCGGCTACGGGACCGTTTAAGACGCAGGCGGACAACGACATTGGGTTCCGTACCCGTATCAAAGCCATTTATGCGGCTTGCGGTACGTCGGCGGGCTCGGTCGTTATCACTGATGGTCAAAGCGGCAGCACGCTGTTTACGATGGCGACCCCAACGGCAGCCAGCACTGGCTCTGTATATATCCTGCTCCCAGATCAGGGCATCCTTGCAGAAACTGGTTTGTATGGTACGGTGACTAACACTGCTTCCGTAACCATTTTCTATGGGTGATATATGCACGCGCAAAAGAGCTACGATTTAGCAGGTAAGAGCATCTTCATTGCTCTGCCTGCCTATGACTTTAAGGTATCCTTGAAGCTGGCGGTTTCGCTGGCTCGCTTTGCGCAACAGGCTGCGCAGCACGGGATTAACATACAGATTGGTAGCATTTGCGGCTGCTCTGTAGTTTCCCGTGCTCGCAATCTGCTGGCGCAAGACTTGCTGGAGTCAGACTGCGATTACCTCATGTTCATCGACTCGGATATTAACTTCGAGCCAGACGATATTTTCCGCCTTATGGCGTGGGGCACAGACCCCAAGAAGGGCATTGTTGCTGGCGTGCCGCGCACCCGCAACGAGAGCAAAGTTTACATCGCTACGCTCGACTACGACGATAATGGTCAGCTTACCATGAACGGTATGGGCCTTGTACGCGCAAAGCGCGTGGCAACTGCCTTTATGCTGGTTCGTCGTGAAGTCTTTGAGCAGATGGCAGCAGCCCATCCGGAGTGGCAATATTATGATACTCGCACGGATCGCACGCTCACTGCGATGTTCGATTTCCAAGTTACGGAAGAAGGTTACATGGGGGAAGACTTCCTCTTCTGTGACCGTGCACGTGAACTCGGTTTCGACGTCTGGATCGACCCGACAATCTCGCTAGGTCACATGGGCGTACAGGAATACATGGGCAACTATGGGCAGGATATCCTGTATCCGATGGTTGTGCCTAACCAGAAGGTGGCATGATGGCTAAAACCCCGGCATGGCAACGTAAGGAAGGTAAGAACCCCAAGGGCGGCTTGAACGCTAAGGGTCGTGCGTCCTACAACAAAGCTAATCCGGGGAAGCCGGGGCTCAAGGCTCCGCAGCCGGAAGGCGGCCCGCGTAAGAAGTCATTTTGTGCCCGTATGCAGGGCATGAAGAAGAAGCTGACGTCAGCCAAAACTGCCAAAGACCCGAACTCCCGCATTAACAAGTCCCTCCGGGCGTGGAAGTGCTAAGATGGAAATGCTCGTATGGAACATCGTCCTCAGCGGGATTGTCGCGGTGCTTGGCTTCATGGTGAAGGGCAAGTTTGATGAACTCGACCGTCTTGGCATCTTGCTCAACAAAACCCGGGAAGAGGTTGCGCGCGACCACGTCACGCGTGCGGAAGTCAATCAAACGCTCGATAAACTCGCAGAGCGAATCGACAAAAGCATCCAACGCTTGGAAGCCAAGCTGGATGATATGAGGACGAAATAATGCCTAGCACGAGCGCAAAACAGGCTAAGTTCATGCGGGCGGTGGCACACAGCCCGGGGTTCGCAAAGAAGGTTGGTGTGCCGCAGAGCGTTGGGAAGGACTTTTCGATGGCAGATAAGAAGATGAAGAAGTTTGGTGACGGCGCGGCTATTAAGCTGACTGATGCCGAAAAGAAGATGGGTGACGCGCTTATGATGACGAAGCGCGGTAAAGACGTCATGGACGCTCAAAAGCGTGATGAGGCGGCAAAGGCTAAGGCCGATGCTGCAAAGCGTGCAAAAGCCGATAAGCTGTTGGGCGTCGGCATGAAAAAAGGAGGCAGTGCTATGAAAATGGGTGCAAAGATGGCCGATAAAGCTGGCCGCGCGATGACCAAGAAGTCGGCTGACACTATGGGCCGCGCAATGAAGATGAACAAGGGCGGCAAGTGCTACGCAGGCGGCGGTCTCGTCGCTGGGCACAAGTCGGCTGATGGGATTGCCAAGAAGGGCAAGACCCGTGGGAAGATGTGCTAATGCGCCCGTCTCGGGGTATGGGCGACATGAAAGCGTCCAAAATGCCTAAGGCGAAAACCATTCGTCGGAAGGATAACCCCGACGAAGTAACGGTTTATGCCAAAGGCGGCGAAGCCAAAGGCGGAAAGTTCATCCAGAAGGCAATCAAGAAGCCCGGTGCTCTCCGGGCTGAAATGGGTGTCAAGAAGGGCGAGAAAATCCCCGCCAAAAAGCTTGCGGCAGCAGCCAAAAAGCCCGGTAAACTCGGCCAACGTGCGCGCTTTGCGCAGTTGCTGAAGGGCTTTAAAAAGGGGAAGTAGGGTGGCGCGGACGGACGAGGGCAAGTGGAAACGCATCGTCGCTAGCGTAAAAGCTGGCGATAAAGGCGGTAAGCCCGGCCAATGGTCCGCCCGCAAAGCCCAGCTTGCGACCCAGAGGTATAAGAAATCTGGTGGCGGCTATAAAGGCCCGAAGACGGAAGCGCAGAAATCCTTGTCTAAATGGACCAAGGAAGACTGGGGGACTAAATCGGGCAAGCCGTCCACTCAGGGCCCAAAAGCCACTGGCGAGCGTTATTTACCCAAAAAGGCACGTCAGTCGCTGACATCTTCCGAATATGCTGCTACAACTAAGGCTAAGCGAGAAGGCACAAAGGCGGGCAAGCAGTTCGTCAAGCAGCCTAAAACGATTGCCAAGAAGACAGCACGGTTTAGGTAAGGAAGAAATAAATGCCCACTTCAGGCGTCGCAGACTTTAATCTTGATCTCAACCTTCTCATTGAGGAGGCTTTTGAGCGTTGCGGCGCTGAGTTGCGTACGGGCTATGACCTCCGCACGGCGCGACGCAGTCTGAACCTACTTACCATTGAGTGGGCGAACAAGGGCATCAACCTCTGGACTATTGAACAGGGGCAGATCGAGATGGTGCAAGGGCAGATCACGTATAACCTGCCGGTAGATACCATCGACTTGTTCGACCACGTGATCCGCACCCAGACGGGTCAGGCGCAGACGGATATCAATATCAACCGCATTAGCGCCGATACTTACCTGACGATCCCGAACAAAAACGCTCAGGGTCGCCCGATCCAAGTCTGGATTAACCGCCAATCGGGCGCGCAGACCCCAACCGGCATCCAGTATCCAAACATCAATGTGTGGCCTGCGCCGGACCAGAATAACTACTATACGTTCGTGTATTACCGTTTGCGCCGTATTCAGAATGCGGGTGAGGGTATTACCGAGCAGGATATCCCGTTCCGTATGCTGCCCGCTATGGTCGCTGGCCTTGCATACCATCTCTCGCTTAAGCTTCCCGGCGCTATCGAGCGTACAGCTATGCTGAAGCAGATGTACGATGAGGCTTGGGATCAGGCTGCTGATGAGGACCGCGAGAAGGCACCACTGCGCCTCGCGCCTCGCCAGATGTTCTTCTAAGGGGGTGCCGTGCCTAATAGGTTCGCCTCTGGTAAGTATGCGATTTCGCAGTGTGACCGCTGCGGCTTTCGCTATAAGCTCAAGGAACTGAAGTCTCTCGTCATTAAGACGAAAAACATCAACATCCTTGTGTGCCCAACTTGCTGGGAACCGGATCAGCCGCAGCTTCAGCTTGGCATGTACCCGGTTGATGACCCACAGGCGATCCGCAATCCGCGCCCTGATACGACCTACTGGCAGGCAGGTTTGACGGGTATTCGCACTCAACCAAACACGCTTCCAACCGAGGATATTGACGCTTTTGGTACGCCTTCAGGTGGTAGCCGCGTCATTCATTGGGGTTGGGACCCAGTGGGCTTTCAAAATCCCTTGGGTTTATGGGGGCTTCCTGATACATTAGTAGCTAATGGTCAGGTAGGTACGGTAACTATTCAGACGACGGAGAATTGACATGGCTAAGGGTGGTAAGACTAACGAGCAGATGCTGAAGCTCGGACGTAACCTCGCCAAGGTTGCGAACCAGAAGCGCGAAGTGCGCAAGGTCCAGAAGGACATGGGAAAGGTTAACAAGAATGGCTGAGTATAACCAACCTAAGCCAGCGCATAACCCGCTGGGCAATAACGGCTACCCGAATAACGTGGCAAACACGCAGACCGTGAAAACTCGCGGTACTGGTGCAGCTACGAAGGGTACGCATAGCAGCAAGAAGCTTGGCTAATGAACTACGATCAACTCGTCGAAGCAATTAAGGGTTACACCGAAAACGACTTCCCGGATACGGCGGGGTCGGGTGGGCTTACTTCGACTGAGCAGATCAATATTTTCATCGTCAACGCCGAGGAGCGCGTCTTCAACTCGGTCCAGCTTTTGGACCTGCGCAAGAACGTGACCGGCAACATGACGGCGAACAACAAGTATTTGTCAGTCCCGTCGGATTGGCTTGCTACGTTTTCGCTGGCTCTGATTGACCCTAACACAGGGGCCTATACTTACCTGCTAAACAAGGATGTCAGCTTTATCCGTGCTGCATTCCCTAACCCGAACGTGACTGGGCCGCCCACGCACTATGCCTTTTTCGACGTGGACTCGTTTATTTTGGGCCCGACGCCAGACCAGAGCTACGGCGTAGAACTCCACTATTTCTATTACCCGCAGTCGATTACCGTTGCGGGTACGTCATGGCTGGGCGATAACTTTGAAAGTGTTCTTCTTTACGGCTCGCTGTTGGAAGCGTATACGTTCATGAAGGGCGAAGCCGACGTTATTGCCGAGTACCAAAAACGGTACGACGAAGCATTAGCGATGCTCAAGCAACTGGGCGAAGGCAAGAACCGTCAGGACATGTATCGAACACCTCAAGTGCGTTATCCGGTGAGGTAATATGTTGGATGTCCCGACAAAGACTTGCGCTAAATGTAAAACCGTTAAGTCGGTGTTGGAGTTTCACACCCATAAAAACGGTAGGCGTAATCCGAGGTGTAAGCCATGTAGGGCCGAAGACCACCGCGAATATTACAAAGCGCATCCGGATAAATTTAAGGCGTATAAGGCTCGGGCACGGGGTGAAACGGTAGAGGAACGGGAAGCACGTATCCAACGCCGCAAGGACGAAGCGCCAGCCAAACGCAAATTAGCTAAATGGCGGGTGCATATCCGTAAAACTTTGGGAGTTACGGAAGAGCAGTATCAAAGCCTTTATCTGCTTCAGGGGGGTAAATGCGCTATTTGTACCAGCGAAAACCCCGGTGGCAAAAGGGAACGCTTTTGTATAGACCACTGCCATGATACAGGGGCTATCCGTAGCTTGCTATGCGTAAGCTGTAATTCTGGACTTGGGTACTTTAAAGATGATATATCCCTGCTGGAGAAAGCGGCGGAATATCTAAAGGGACACAAATGATTGATTCCGTAGGAACAATGCTAGGTGGGGATGTGATGGTAGTGACCACGCAGGGTCGTGGCTTCACCCCCGAAGAAATTGCTGAGCGCGCTTTGGACAAGATTATCCACGTGGGCAGCAACGCACATCCGGCCATCCGGGACCAAGCAGAAGCATTTAAGGACAGCATCCGTCAGGTGCTCGTTCACTATATGCACGAAGCTGTCCGGTCCCATAACGTGACTCTGGTGAACAAATTTCACAAGGCCGGGCATCCAGAGTTTATCCCCATTTTGGACTCGTAGGTATGGAAGCGCGCGCTTGTTCTACCTGTAAGGAAGTGAAGCCTATAGAGGCTTTTACGCGGCGGCGCACTTTCCGCCCCGGCAAGCTCGTGTCTGTCTGCAACCCCTGCAAAACTACATATAATCGTCGGCGTAGGGCGGAAAACCCAACGCATTACTACGAGATGGAACGTCGCAGTAAGTTTAAGCGGCAGTACGGCATAACCGTAGAAGACTATGACCGCATGTTGGAAGCCCAGAACGGAGGCTGTGCCATATGTGGCGTTAAAGAACCGGGTGGTAGAACTAAGTATTTTGCTGTAGATCACTGCCATGGAACCGGTAAGGTCCGGGGGCTGCTATGCACTAAGTGTAATCGGGGTCTCGGGTTGTTTAATGATGATACGGCTAGGCTGTTAGCTGCGGCTAACTACTTGGAAAGGACTACGAAATGAGTATTACACAGGCAATGTGCACCAGCTTCAAAGCTCAGCTTCTGCTCGGTGTACACGATTTCCGCCCTTCGGGCGACACGGGCGCGGATACTTTTAAGCTCGCGCTTTACACTTCGTCGGCTTCGCTTGATGCGAACACCACGGCGTATACCTCGTCGAACGAAGTTTCGTCGTCGGGCACTAACTACTCGGCTGGCGGCGGCGCGCTGACCAACCTCGGTGTGACTGCGACAAACACGAACGCGGAAACCGGCGTCGGCTTCACCGATTTTGGCGACTTGACCTTTGCTAACGCGACCATCACGGCTCGCGGTGCTCTGATCTATAACACCACGCCTTCAGCTAACTCGAACGCTAACACGGCTTTGACGAACGCTGCGGTCTGCGTGTTGGATTTTGGCTCGGACAAGACGGCTACGGCAGGTGACTTCACCATCATCTTCCCGACCGCCACGAATACCACGGCCATTATCCGGATCGCATAATGATCGAAGAACTTATCAGCCGAGTGTTTTACGCCCGGAATGTAGCGCATTTCGAACATTGGACTGCCAATGGGGTCGGTGCGTATGCGCGGCATAAAGCACTCGGTAAGTTCTACGAAGATGTGATCGACGCTATCGACCGACTGGTCGAGGCGTATCAGGGTGCGTTTGAACTGGTGGGGGCTATCAAGGCCCCCAAAACCAAGGCGGATGACATCCTGCTTATTTTGATTGAAGACGCTGAGTGGATCGAGAAAAACCACGAGGCTATTTGCAAGGGTAACCAAGCGGTAGCCAACCTCCTTGACGGAGTGACTGAGGTTTATCTCACGACGATCTATAAGCTTCGTAACCTGATGTGAGGTAATAGATGGCACTTGTCCTTGCTGATCGCGTACAAGACGTAACGACCACGACTGGTACGGGGACGATTACGCTTGCCAATACACCCCCCACAGGATTTCAATCTTTTGCCGCTATCGGCAATGGCAATACGACCTACTATACCATTTATGGCGGTAACGACTGGGAAGTCGGGATCGGTACTTACACGGCAGTAGGAACGACCCTTACCCGCGATACGGTGCTTTCCTCTAGCAACAGCGGCAACCTCGTCAATTTTGGCGCGGGCGAAAAAACCGTTTTCGTAACCTATCCGGCTGAGAAGTCGGTCAACTACGATGCGGCTGGCAACGTCAACATCAACATCACTGGCAACGCAGCAACCGCTACACGGGCTACAAACCTGTACGATGGCACTGCTGGCGCTATCCCTTACCAGACTGCCGCCAACACCACGACGTTCTTGTCCTCGGCCTCTGGCGTGTTGGTTGGGGGCAATCCGCCGCAGTTTTCAACGACGCCGACGCTTACCGGCACGAACTTCTCGGCTATTCCGAATTCTGCCCTGAGCAATAACTCAGTTACCATTGGTTCGACTGTGGTGTCTCTTGGCGCTACGGCTACGACCCTTGCTGGCCTGACCTCGGTTACGCTGACCCAAGACCCCACTACGGCTTTGGAAGTAGCGACCAAGCAGTACGTTGATACTCTGGCGGCTTCGGGTATCACCTACCACGAGCCAGTTAAGTATGAGGCTCCGACCGCGCTCAACGCTACTTACAATAACGGTACGGCAGGTGTTGGTGCTACTCTGACCAATGCTGGCACGTTGGCTGCGTTTGCGCCTGATGGCTTTGTGACCTCGGTTGGTGACCGCATCCTCGTCTATAATCAGGCGGCTCCGGCACAGAACGGCGTCTACACGGTCACCACAGTTGGTAGCGGCTCCGTTGCATGGGTTCTTACGCGTGCTACGGACGCAAACAGCTACGGCATCGCTAATCCCAATAAGCTCGGCCAAGGCTCTGCTTTCTTTGTTACAAACGGTAATACGGGTGCGGGCGAAACGTATATCTGCAATACAGCGGGCACGATCACCTTCGGCACTACGGCGATCACGTTTGCTCAGATTTCAGACGTTACGGTCTATAGCGCGGGCACTGGCCTCACGCTGAGCGGCACTGAGTTCAGCCTCACCACACCTGTGGCTACAACGCTCGGCGGTACGGGCCTCACGACCTTTGGGGCTGCTAATCGTGCTATTTACTCGTCGGGTACGACTACCCTGACTGCCGGTACGCTCCCCACGGCTGCTGGCGGTACGGGACATACGACATACACTGACGGCCAAGTCCTAATCGGTCGCTCTTCAGATGGTTCGCTTGAAAAGGCTACGCTGACTGCCGGTACGGGCATTTCGATCACCAACGGTTCTGGCGCAATCACAATTACCAATAGCTCACCTAACCAAGTGGTTTCCATCACAGGTGGCGGCACGACAACAGTTGGCGGTAGCTATCCTAACTTCAGCATTTCCTCGGCTGACCAGTATGTGGGTACGGTCACTAGTGTGTCGGCTTCGGCCAACACGACCGGTACAGATGTTGCCGTATCAGTTGCTGACTCCACGACTACTCCGGCGATTACAATCAGCATCCCGACCGCGTCGGCTTCGGCTCGTGGTGCGCTGAGCAGCACTGACTGGAGCACGTTTAATGCTAAGCAGACGGCGCTTGTCTCTGGCACTAACATCAAGACGATTAACGGCAGCAGCATCCTTGGTTCGGGTAACCTTTCGACCCTTACGTCGCCGCTTGCGGTTGTCGGTAACTCCACAGCCGGTGCTGAAATCCGCTTGCCGGAAGACACGGATAACGGTTCAAATTATGTAGCCCTTAAGGCTCCGGATAGCCTCGCAGCCGATCTCACGTTCACATTGCCTACGGCAGACGGCACTTCGGGGCAGGTCCTCCAGACCAATGGCTCAGGTCAACTTTCGTTCGCTACGGCCTCCAGTGGCACCCAGACATTCACCTCATCCGGCTCGATCACGGCAGGGCAAGCTGTTTCGATCAACTCGAACGGTACCGTGTCTGCGACGACTGGCGTTAACCAGAGTGCGACGTTTAACACCGACTATTATTGGGCTTCCGGTGTTTATGCGAGCTTAGGCTCGTACTACGATACGACTACAGGATGGCATTTTGCGGGACTTGGGCTGAACAGCGACTACTACCTAATGTCGTATAAAGTTAGCTCGGCTGGCGCTATCACGAACGTCAATACTGTTTATGTTGGTAGTGGCAGCAGCAGCACCTACAAACGTGGCATTATATTCAGGGATACCACCGCCAACCGGATAATTTATATTCTCGGGGGTGCTGGCCCCACAACCATGCAAATAAACGCTTTTTCAGTCAACACCATTACGGGTGCTATGACCGTTGCAGGGGGCACCGCTCCGTTTGATACCAGCTATAACGCGGGTGGTTTTGACGCGTATTTTGATAGCTATGCTAATCGTACTGTTATTATCAAATATAGCGGTTCGGGTACCGCGAACGTATACGCTTATCAATACGTAACTAATATCGGATTTAACCAAACAGCAGCTACTAGCTTTACAGTAAACAATAGTAACACCGGGGCATTTGCTGCTGCGTTCAATTCAAACACGAACTCGGGCATGGTCTTTTATTCGAGTTCTTCTACTGCCTATACGGCAAACCGAACCGTTACGCTTAATGCTGCCGGTAACAGCATAACGCTTGGCTCCGAATTAGTTCTTACTAACGGTTATGGGTTCTATAACTTTGCCCACGCCGCGTATTTTCCGAGCATTGACCGGTATATTTTGCAGCACGCTACTAGTACAGGTTATTGCTCTACGATGCTACTGAATGCCTCAGGTGCATACGTAGCCCTAACAAGTACGGTGCCCACCAGTAACCTCTACTACAACTGGGCTAACTACGGGTTTTCCAATTCGTACGATACAGTAAACAACGTAGTGTACAATGCGGGTGCGAACTACAGCAATACAGCAATATATACATGGTCTTATACGCTTACTGCAAACAGCACTCCGACGTATGTAAATGGGTCGTCCCTCCTTGGCTCTAGCCTCAGTTACGGGACTTCGTACACGTACGACCCTACTCTTTCACGTGCGGCGATTGTAGTATACCAGTCCAGTACGGGGTATCAGTATGTAGTCGGTTATCTACCCGCTGTGTTCAGCACTACCGCTGATAAGTTTGTAGGTTTCTCGACACAGACCGTGTCCACAGGCCAGTCGGTTACAGTGACGGTTCTGGGCGGCACAAACACTAGCCAGAGCGGCCTCACTACGGGTAGTAACTATTACCTACAGTTAAATGGTTCAATATCCACAACGCCGTCAGCTTATGGGATTGTCGCTAAAGCGTTGAGCGCGACTTCAGCGCAGGTTACTACCGGCGGCGCGTTTAAAAAGCTCATTTCCCAGACAGTGATTTCTGGAAGCCCAGCGTCGATTACGATTACGTTACCCTCAGGGTTTAGCCAATTTGAGCTTACATTCCAGTATGTACGCGGTACTACAGCCACCCCGAATATTACAGCCACTACTTCGGATGGTAGTTCCGTCAACTTTTACGGGCGTGGCTGGTATATTTACGCAGGCTCAAGTTATAACCAAGTCACACAGAGTAGCGCATCGCTCTATCTGACAGGTAACCTAAGTCATGGCACAGGATCACCGTTTGGGGGCAGCCTTCTTCTCCAATCCTCATCAAATGCTTCCTACTGGAATTATCAAATGATGACGAGCTTCTATAACAGTGGCGACTCATATTTTAGCGGGACAGGCTATTCTGACAACACGCCGACGTCGTTAACTATTTCTGGCTTTGGTACTTTCAACGGTGGTGTCATCACTCTCTACGGGATCGGCTAATATGAAAAAGATGGTTGATGGCGTCCTGATGGACATGGACGAAGATGATATCGCTCAATACGAAGCTACGCAGGCTGAAGTTGCAGCACAGAAGCCCGCTGCTGTACGACGTGAACGCGACGACAAGTTGAAAGAGACTGACTGGACCCAGCTTCCCGATGTCCCTGAAGCGATCCAAAATGCGTATAAGGACTACCGCCAAGCACTGCGTGATGTCCCGGCGCAGGATGGCTTCCCTAACGATATCGTCTGGCCTGATCTTCCGGAGTGATTAACCGTCGGTTTCTCGTACTGGTAGCAACTGGCTGGGCGAGCATGGCGCTTGCCCAGACGACCACTAACTACAACACGACCACGACATCGACGAACACCAACAATAACATCCAATCGGGGACGGCGACGAATATCAACGTCAATACCGATACCTCGAATAGCACCATCAATCAGACTGTTAACAGCACAACGAATAGCACCGTTAATAGCACTAATCTCAATACGAACCGGAACTATAACGACAGCACGTCCACCTCGACGAACCTGAATACGAACCGGAATTTCAACGACAGCACGTCCACATCGACGAGCACGTCCACTAACCTCAACACCAACGTATCGACGAGCGATAGCACTTCGACGAGCGTGAACACGAATATCAACGACAGCCGTATGGTTAGCACAAATGTGAACCAGAACACGTCTGTCAGCACGTCGGAAAACAAGAACGTCAACCAGAACGTATCTACCAGCGACAGCACTTCGACGAGCTTCAGCGATAGCAAATCATCGCAAAACGTGACGCAAAAGATCACCTCTCCGCCGCCTTCAGCCATTGCACCAAGTATGATGAGCTACAGCCAAGACCTCTGCACCACTGGCGTATCTGGCGCTGTGCAGACGCAAATCCTTGGTATTTCTGGCGGCAAAACTATTCGCGACAAGAACTGCGAGGCGCTAAAGCTCAGCAAAACCCTGTATGATATGGGTATGCGCGTAGCGGCTGTGTCGCTACTCTGTCAGGATCAACGTGTATTCGACGCCATGAAGATGGCCGGGACCCCCTGCCCGTACGAAGGTAAAATCGGTAAGGAGGCCGCTGCGGCATGGGAAGAAAAAGCAAAGTCCTCCTCGCGGCGCTGATCGCATGGCCCGTCTGGGCGCAAGACTACGACCCAACGCTGATCCCGCCGCAAATCCTCGGTTCTCCGCAAACCATGACGCCGCTGTATGGCGGTGACGATAGCACGCGCCTCGTGCAGCTTGGCTTCCCATTCACGTATTACGGTCAGACCTTCACGTCCGCATGGGTTTCATCCAATGGGTTTGTGTCCTTCTATGGCCCTGCGAACCTATGCTGCGATGGGGTTCCGATGGAGTACGCTCAGCGCAACACGATCTACGCTTACTGGACTGACCTGATCGGGAACCCAAACCCTTACTACAAAACCACGGAAACCTCAGTGCTCTTCGGCTGGTATGGCACGAATGAGTACGGCACGCAGAACAAGAACACGTTTGAGATCAACCTCTCGGCCACTGGCAGTATTCAGATCAATTATGGTGCAGTTGCGAACACATGGCACACGGTTTCGGCGGGGCTGACTGGCCCTACGTCCTCAGATAACATCCAGTTGTTCTACGGTAGCAACGTGCAGGCATTATCGTATCAGTCTGGGTTGCTAAGTCCTGTTGCGCCGGAACCTATCTTTTCTCCGGTTTCTGTGGCTCCCACGCCAACACCTACCCCTGTGGTTAATCCGTTAGCTGCACCCGATCCGGTTGAGCCTGTTGTCATGACCCCGGAAGAAACCGCGCAGGTCGAAGCGGTAGCCGTGGAGGCGCAAAGCGCAATGGAAGCGCAGGCTAGTGCGGAACTTACAGAGGAAACCGCGACCGAAGTGGCTGATGAAAACCAGCCCGAGGATGCCAACGACCCTCCGCCTCCGCCCGGCTTGATCCCCGGGGCTCCGGGAATTTTTGCATCTACAGAAAATACCGTGGTGGTGACGCGCAAAGACAAGAACGTGGAGTTCTTCCAGAATGAAGCGGTTGAAGATGCAGCTTACTTCCCACGTGAGACAGTGATCCAAGCAACGGCGCAAAACGTAGCGTTTGTAGCCCAAGCCGATGCGCAATACGCCCAGCAGTTCGGTGAGCAGACTACGACGGAAACTAGTGGTGTAACCTACAATCTCGGGCCTATCGAAGGGCCGACGTTCGCACCTGCACCACAAACTGGCATGGGAGACTTCTCGACGCCCGTAGGCCAAACGCAGCAGATGGAGTTGCTCGGTATGGGTATGCAGGGTGACATGGCTGCTGGCGAACCTAAGGATATTGGCGACGTTAATACCAGCGACAAGGAAGCGATGGCGCAGTTAGCTGCGGTTCCGGAAGGCTATGGCGCTTATACACAGGCGCGCATCCCCGATCTGCCCTTTTACCAACCACGCGATATCTATAAAGGGCGTCGCATTCCGGACCAAAATATGGCATTATACAGGTTATTGAGTGGACAAGACGCTCGCTGGCAGCAGATGACGGATGAGCAGTATGAGCGATGAAGAAAAACCTGAAGGTACTTCCATTGAAATCGGTGGCATCAAGTTTGCAGGTGGCAAGCTATTTGCTGTTATTACTGCTCTCTCTACCGCTGGCGGCGCGCTATGGGGTGGATTTCAAGTCTATCAGCAATTCCTGACCATGCAGGAAGTGACGGCTACCTACGCGGCTATGGGTGACGAGTTCACCAAAATGAAGGAGCGGCAGGACAGCAACGAGCGCATGATTAAGATGAACTTGGAGACCACCAAGTACCTCTCGGATAACCTCGCTTCGCTTTCCGCAAGCATCGGCAGCAGCGTCATGAGCGCACGCCAAAGCGTCGATGCAGTTACTGCGCGTACGCAAGTATCTGAGAGGGAGACATTGCAATCTCAGCGTGCTATTATACAAGAGCTACGCGCTCAGGACGTTGAGCAGCAGCGCCGCGTAAAAGAGCTTGAAAAGCAGCTTGATGACAAAATCACCAAGACGCTTGAGAACCCGTTAAACAAGAGGGACGACTGATGGAAGAAAAACTCCTCGAAGCGCGGATCAGGGTTCTTCTGATTGCAGCCTATACCCTGTGCGGCACATTCGGTGCTGTCGTGTTGGCGCTTATCGCGGGCATGTTCACCCCGAATGATCTGGTTGATAACGAGAAGGTCTTCACCCTTCTGAGCTACATTGTGACGGCTGTGGCTGGCGCAATCACTGGCGGTTACGCAGCTATGATGGGTTTTAAAGCCGACAAGCAGGAAGCGCCGGACATGGCAGCTTCGGTTGATGCGCCGGTCAATGTATCGGTCACAAACGATGTCGATACGGGTAATAACGAGCCCAAGGAAACTTTCTTCGAAAAGAAGGAAGAACCTGCTATGGAACTGGAAGAACCGCTTGATCTTGATGGCGACGGTGAGTTGCAGCCTTGGGAAATCCATCGGCACGACCTGCGCTACGATGCCAACGGTGACGGCGTGGTTGACGAGAATGACTTCCCCGATTGGAGGAACCCGAACAAATGAGCCTCGTAAATCTCCAGCAAAAGATCGGTGTGACGGCTGACGGGGCTTTTGGCCCCGGCACGCTTAAGGCCGCTTGCAACTACTACAAGCTCAACCGCAATCGGGGTGCCCACTTCTTTGCCCAGACGGCGCACGAGAGTGGCGGCTTCAAGGCGTTCTCGGAGAACCTGAACTACTCGGCGCAAGGCTTGCGCAATATCTTTGGGAAGTATTTCCCGAATGAGGCTCTGGCTGCTGCTTACGCCCGCCAGCCTGCCAAGATTGCTAACCGCGTCTATGGCAACCGCATGGGTAATGGGGACGAGGCTTCGGGCGACGGTTTCGCTTTTCGCGGCAGGGGTGCCCTCCAACTCACTGGGCGTTCGAATTACCAAGCGTTTGCGGACTATATTGGTCGCCCCGATGTCATGACGAACCCCGATCTGGTGGCTACCGAACTGGCATTTGAGAGCGCCTTGTGGTTCTTCGACAAGAACAAACTCTGGGCAATCTGCGACCAAGGCATCACTGACGCTGCCATTTTGCAACTCACAAAGCGCATTAATGGCGGAACCCACGGTCTCGACGACCGTAAAATGAAGACCAAGAAGTTCGCTTCTTGGTTGTAAGGAGGCCAATATGGACCTGAAGAAACTGGCAGAGAAGGCCGTGAAGAAGGCGGTCGTCAAGGAAGCCACTAACAAGATTTTGCCGATGGACGGCGATAAACCCAAGCTCGGATGGAAAGCTAAGCTGGCTGGCATTCTCGCCACCATCGCAGCGATTGCCGCTGCGGGCTCTGAATTTCTCGGCGGCTAAGCCTTAGGGGGCAGTAGACGTGTTTGGCCTTTCTCCATTTGCTGCTGCCCCTTTCGGTGCCATTGGCACCGTCGATGCGCTTGTTTATGTTACTGGTGTCCAAGCCATAGGTGCTGTGGGGGATATCGAAGCAAAAGCTGGGTATCGCGTTACTGGTGTCCAAGGCACAGGACGGCTAGGTAGCGTTGCAGTTACAGCAGGTGCTGGAGCCGCTGTATCTGGCGTTGTAGGTACAGGGCAGATTGGCACCGTCCAACCAGTTAATTCTGTTGCGGTTACGGGTGTCTCTGCCACTGGTTACGCTGCTATAGTTAGCGTTGATGCTGACGCAATTGTCATTGAAGACAGCGTGGTTGGTACAGGTGCAGTTGGTTCTGTAGTCGTCAAAGCAAACTCTGACGTTATCCTCCAAGGGGCGCAGGCAGAGGGCCAAATCGGCCAAGCTAACGTCATTGCTTACGGCACCATCATCGAAGATGGGGTCACCGGCTTTGGTCAAGTGGGCACTGTGCAAGTTAGCGGCGCAGCGCCGTTTGAAATCACGGGTGTAAGCGGTACTGGGCAGGTTGGGACTATTCGATACCAGAGCGGTGTACGACCCACAGGGGTACAGGCAACCGGCCAGCTTGGGACACCTTTTGTTGCAATCAATATGCGTGTATACCCAACCGGAGTACAAGGTAACGGCGCAATTACTTCTGTTCTTGTTTGGGGTAATATCAACGACGCACAGAACCCCAACTGGACAGAAATACCGACGTAAGGACTGAAGATGTCGAGCACATATAGCAATCTCAAACTCCAGCTTATGGCGACGGGCGAGAACCTCGCCACGTGGGGTAACGTCACGAACGTCAACCTTGGCACTGCTATTGAGGAAGCTGTTGTTGGTTCTGCCGACGTCACGTTTGCTAGTGGTAATGTCACGCTCACTTTGTCCAATACCAACACGACGCAGACCGCACGCAATCTGCGTTTGAACTTGATCGGCACGACTGGTGGCTCGACCCGCAACCTCGTGGTCCCCAGCATCGAGAAGGTCTACATCATCAACAACACTTGTGCCGACCCGGTACAGGTCAAGACGGCTGCGGGTACAGGTATCACCGTCCCTGCGGGCCGCACGATGTGGGTTTACAACAATGGTACAGATGTGGTGGATGCCACAACGCATCTCACATCGCTTACTCTCGGTTCGCCCCTTTCGGTCGCTTCTGGCGGTACAGGCGGCAATACAGCCGCCGCCGCACGCACCTCACTAAGCGCAGCCAAGTCGGGGACTAATACAGATATCACGTCGCTTCAGCCTCTTGCTTATGCGATTGAGACGGCGACTATTGTGGCGGGTGGGGCTTCCGGCACCATTAACGTCGATACGATTACGCAATCGGTGCTCTACTATACCTCCAGCGCCACCGCTAACTGGACGCTTAATATCCGTGGTAATAGCGGAACTACGCTGGACTCGCTGCTATCTACGGGACAGGCGATTACGGTTGCTATCTTTGCGACCATCGGTACCACTGGGTACTACAATAATATCGTCCAAGTCGATGGTGTGAATATTACGCCTAAGTGGCAGGGCACTACCCCTACTGTCGGCAACACGTCGAGTATCGACGCTTATACTTATACGGTGTTGAAGACTGGAAGCGCGACCTACACGGTATTCGCCTCGCAAACCAAGTTTGTCTAAGGGGGGCGCATAGTGCCGGTCATTATCTCACGAGGAGGAATAAGCGCACGAGGGGCTGGGACTTTTGCCTACATCCCGCCTGCGCCGGTTCCACCGGTACCGCCTCCTCCTCCACCTCCTCCCGGACCGCCACCTCCGCCGCCTCCGGGACCTGTCTACCAGACGGCTACGTTCTTTGGTTCTAACTATTGGACGTGCCCTGCGGGTGTGTATTACCTTGTGAACCTCACGGTTTACGGTGGGATGTACTCCACCACACCGGATCAATGGATTTACACGACCAATATTTATGGGTTTTATTCCCAAACAGGATATGCCGAGGCGGGTAGCCCTTCGGCATTCTACGCGTATTACCAAGCCGGTGCGGCGGCGGACTCGATCTTGTCACAGATGAACTCTGGAGGGACCGGGGACCGCACTGTAACGATTGCTCCGAATACCAGCTACTACAATACGAACACGAACGGGTATTACAATTTCAGTGATTTCCAGTCGTACCGTATTCGCGGCGTAGCTTCGCGTGCCTCTGGTCCTTGGGATAACCGCAGTGGTGACCCAGTACGTGGTATCGGTAACGGCTGGTATATCGGCGTTGAAGTTTTTTATCCGGGTTCGTCGTCTAACGGTGCGCCCTCTTCTGCTTTTGGTTATACCGCAGCGGGAGGTACTAGTCCGGGTCAGCAGTTCGTAACTACCGCGAGCTACGTTTCAGTTACACCGGGGCAGCAATATTACATCGACGTTGGAGCTACGGATGGTTCCGTTACCCTTCAGTATGTACAGCCGTAGGAGCTAAGAGATGCCGTTCATCAAGCTCCAGTTTAAGCCGGGTGTAAACCGAGATCAGACCGATTACTCGAACGAGGGCGGCTGGTGGGAGTGCGACAAAATTCGCTTCCGCTCTGGTTACCCTGAGAAAATCGGCGGCTGGCAGAAAGCTACTTCCGTGCAGTTCCAAGGTGTATGCCGCCAGATGTGGAACTGGGTCACGACCTATGCCGATAACCTCATGGCGCTCGGTACACACCAGAAGGTCTATATCGAGAACGGTGGCTACTACAACAACATCACTCCGCTCCGGCTCGTTAACCCGACGTTGACTAGCCCCACGACGGATAACTGCGTTTATACGGACACTACCACGCCCTATGTAGTGAGCATCCAGCTACCCGTTGCACATGAAGCAGAAACGGGTGACTTCGTACAAATTTCAGGCGTAGTTGGTCCTATTGGCGGTGTTCCTGAGGATGAGATTAACGGGAACCACGAAATTACTGTGGTTAACGGACTTACGTTTACCATCCCTGTGACGACCGAAGTTACATCGAATGAAATCACGGGCGCTGGCGGTACGGCGATTACAATTGACTTTGAAATCCGTCCCGGCTTCCCAATTACAACCGCTGGTTACGGCTGGGGTACAGGCACGTGGTCACGCGGCGCATGGGGTCTTGGTTCGACTGAGCCGATTTTCTTCCAGCAGCGCGACTGGTGGTTTGATAACTTCGACAACGACCTTGTCATGAATATCCGCAATGGTGCGCCTTACTGGTGGTATCGTGGTACTTTGCCCGATCCGGGTACGGCGCTCAGCCAGCGAGCAATTACGCTACAAGCGTATGCGACGGCCAATAGCTTTGATCCTAACGCTGTGCCTGTCAAAGTTATGCAGTTGCTGGTGTCGCAGCAAGACCGGCACTTGATCGCTTTTGGCGCAGTCCCGTTTGGGTCTACTAACCCCGATGATTTTGACCCCATGCTCATTCGTTGGGCAGACCAAGACACGCCGGGCGATTGGACACCAACAGAATTTAACACCGCTGGTGACATCCGGGTATCACGTGGCTCGCGCATTGTGCGCGCTTTGCCGTCACGTCAGGAAATCTTGGTTTGGACCGATAGCCACCTCTATACGCTCCAGTTCCTCGGCACGACCGATGTGTTTGGCTTGCAGGAATATGCCGATAACGTATCGGTCATGTCCTCACGCGCAATGGCGACGGCGGCTAATATTACCTACTGGATGGGCCAAGATAAGTTCTACGCCTATACGGGTCGTGTTGAGACGCTGCCTTGCACGCTGCGTAACCATGTTTTCCAAAACCTAAACATGGCGCAGTCCGATCAGGTTATCTGCGGCACAAACGAGCAGTGGAACGAGGTCTGGTGGTTCTATCCGTCTGGCACTTCGGACTTCAACGACTCCTACGTGGTTTATAACCACCTCGAAAAGATTTGGTATTACGGAACAATCGAGCGCACTGCTTGGTTGGACACACCGCTGCGCCGCTACCCACAGGGCGCAAACACGCCACTTTCGGACTTTGCAACAGGTCAAGCCTATAACCATGAGGAAGGTATCGACGCAGATAACGACCCGATGGTGGCGTATATTCAGTCGTCGGACTTCGACTTGGGTGACGGCGACACGTTCATGCTTAGCCGCCGCGTAATCCCAGACGTTGGGTTTAGTGGCTCGACCGCTTTGGAACCTGAAGTCACTATGCAGATCAGGGCGCGTAGTTTCCCCGGTTCTTCGCTGTCGAATAACCCCAGCGATAGCAAACTTGTAGTCGAGACGTCGGTAAACCAGTACACCGATCAGGTGTTCATCCGTGCCCGTGCACGCCAGATGGCGCTTAAAATCCAGTCCGAAACTCTCGGCGTCCAGTGGCAATTGGGTGCGCCGCGTTTAGACGCACGAGAGGACGGACGGCGCTAATGGCACTCGAACGGTTCAAAGCTGCCCCACTTCCTAACCCGCCTGCGCAATACGATCCGCAGTACGTGCGGCAGCTTATCCGCGTCATCGAGCTTTATTTCTCGCAGTTGGATTCCATCACCCCCAACCAAGCGGCTTCTTATCGGGCTGCTAATTTTTATGGCGGTAATTTTACTGGGACCAATTTTACCGCAACTAATCTTACTGCTACGAACCTAGAGGCCGTTAACGGCGTCATTGATCTGTTTAGCGCAAACCGCTCGAACACCGTCTACACGGACACCGATGCGTTCAGCACGCGCACTGCGCTGATCCAAGATATGACGGTAGCTAACGTCTATGGCGGCACTTACTACGGCGACGGACGCTGGCTCCAGCTTCCGTACAACCAGCTATCAAGCACTCAGAACCAAACTGCTGCAAGCGTAGCAGTAGCCTATGCGCTTACACTCGATACCAACGAGTTCCCTGACGGGATCAGCGTTGTAAGCAACTCTCGGATTACCTTCGCTAAGAAGGGTATTTATAACGTCGCCTACAGCATCCAGTTCAAAAACACGGTCAATGACGTCGAAACGATTGACATCTGGATACGTAAGAACGGCACGGACATTGCCAACTCGAACAGTCGCTTTGCTATTCCAGCGCGTAAATCAACTGGTTCTCCGTCTTACCTAATTGCTGTGACTCCGATTATGGTCGATCTCACGGCAGACAACCAGTACATTGAAATCATGTGGCGTGTCAGCAATACGGGGGTTTCCATTGAGGCGCTCCCTGCTGTTACGGCTTCTCCGGGCGTCACCCCAGCTATTCCGGCTACGCCTTCTGTTATTGTGGGTGTTACCCACGTTTCCGCCCAGTTCCCGCCCACAACGCGTGTTGCTCCTCTTCCAGTAATTGGATTTGGACAAATGGGTAATGTCAGTGTAAGTATACGATAGCGCGCAAGGATCATGGCTATGCAAGAACTGAACGTTCAGCCCACCAACCCCACACCGTATACTCCTGCGGGTGGTACGTATAATAACAACCCGGTCCCCGGTGCCGGTGGGTTGCCGTCATTGAGCGGTCTAAATAGCCGTATGAACCCCCTTGCCAGCGAGCTTCAAAGCCAAGGTCGTGGTGAAGACTCTGTTCTCGTCCATATGACACCGAACGAGGTGAATAGCCTTCGTGGTCTGGCTCAGAAGTTTGGCGGCGATCTCAGCGTCAACCCCAACACAGGTCTTCCTGAAGCTGGCTTCCTAGGTAAAATTCTTCCGACGCTCCTTGGTGTCGGCCTTTCGTTTATCCCGGGCGTTGGTCCGCTTGCTGCTGCCGGTATCGTCGGCGCTGGCACTACGGCTGTAACCGGTGATCTCCAGAAGGGCTTGATGGCTGGCCTCGGCGCGTATGGCGGCGCTTCCTTGGGTGGTGCTTTGTCGGCTGCCCCTACCGCTCCCCCTGTCACCCCCGGCGTTGACTTAACTGCGGGTGCGGCCCGCACGGCGGCTACCTCTGGTCTCACAGTTCCTGCGGATATTCTGGCTACTGCTTCCGGCGCTGCGGCTCCTACGGCTGCTACTACCGCTCTTCAGACGACGGCTCCCAGTCTGGCGGGGACGATTGCTTCGCAGGCACCAAAGACGTTGCTTGCTCCCGGCGTTGGCGCTGGCGCTCCTTCCTCAGGTATCCTTGGCGATTTTGGTAGCAAGTTTGCCACTGCTTCGCGCGAGGGCCTTAAAGCTGGCACATTGCCGTATAAGTTTGCTCCGTATGCTGCTGGTCTAGGTGTTATTGGGCCTGTGTCTGAGGCACTTCAACCACCGCTTCCTACCTACGAGAAGGAAGAAGATAAGTGGAAGTACGAAGGCCCGTACCTCCCCATGCCACGTCGCTACAATCCTCGCGCCACTGGCCCCGAGGGTAAGGGCGAGATTATGTTCTTTGAGCAGTCTAACCCGTATCCGGGCTATCTACCCGCCTCACGTGGGTTTGCTGAAGGTGGTGATACTAAAACCGCTACCCCAGCCGCTGCTCCCGCTGGTTTGGAAGAAATCTCCCAGTTCACGAAGATGTACCAAACGTCGCCGGGGCCAATTACTGCCTCGCGCACCTATGAAGGCGGTTCTCCATCTGAGCGCATTCGCGCTGCGGCCATGGCAAATGTTCCGGCAGCCGCTAAACCAACTGCCGAAATTGACTATGGCTTTGCTAAGTCGGCTGGTAATCCCACGGGGTCCACCTTTGCCATGTCGCCGTATATGCCCGGCTTTGACTATTCGACCCTTAGCCCCGAGGTGATTAACAGCTACATCACAAGGTACGGGTTTTCTGGGCAGCCCTCAGACATTTCAGGCCCCGTGATGGAGCGCGCTAAGGGCGGCGATATCCATATGGATGATGGAGCATTCGTCGTAGATGCTCGCACTGTTTCCGAACTAGGCAACGGGAGCAGTTCCGCAGGGCAGGAGTTGCTGGCTCGCATGGGTGGGCGACCGGTTAAGGGGCCGGGTGACGGCGTCAGCGACTCCATCCCAGCTAAGATTGGCGGGACCCAAGAGGCTCGCGTAGCCCGCGACGAGGTTATTTTCTCGGCAGACGCAGTCAAAAAAGTTGGCGGAGCCAAGAAACTCTACGCTCTTATGGATAAAGCCCATAAGGCACGTAAGAAAGCTGGCCGGGGTACCGACACTAAACTACGTAAGGGTCTGGGCGCATTGTAATGGCTTTCCAAGTCTCTCTTGTTCCGCAAGATTATGTGATGCAGGTGTGGCCTGACGTAGAAGGCTACATGCAGGCAGCGGCGCTAGAGACCAATGGACGCTACGAAGCGCAGGACATACTCGACTTAGTGCTTGATTACGGGTATGTTTTGTGGATCGCGTTTGATGAGGCGGGTATCAAAGGAGCCGTAGTTAGCGGTTTTAACCAGTATCCGCACAAAAAGTACTTGAACCTTATGTTCTGCGGTGGAGATGATGGTTTTAGCTGGAAGGATGACATGATGGTAATCCTCCAGAAATGGGCCACAGACAACAACTGCGATGGGGTTGAAGCTACTGGGCGTTTTGGTTGGTCTAAGATTTTTAAGCATGACGGCTTCAAGCCAATGTGGCAAGTATTTGAACTTCCCGTGGCCGAGGCGGGGTTAGGAGCTAATAATGGCTAAAGGCGCAAGCGCACCGACACAACAGGAAGTAACAACTACTACTTCCAACCTGCCAGAATACGCTCGTCCGTACTTCGAGAACGTCGTCAACCGGGCGATGGCCCAGTCGTATCAAGAGTACCAGCCTTACGGTAACGAGCGGATTGCAGGCTTCACTCCGGCTCAAGAGCAGGTTCAGCAGAACGTCCTTGGTCTTCAGGCCCCTAACCAGTTTGCCGTTGGCTCTGGGCTTACAACTGCCGCTGGTCTTAAGTCGCTTAATACGCCGAGCTACACGCCGGGTGAATTTACTGTACCGGGCCTTGGTAATCTCGGGCGCATCCGCGATGTAAATGTTACGCCCGTACAGGCTGCACAGATGCAAGCGGCGCAAAGCGGCTATCGTCCAGACCTTACAACTTTCCAGATGGCAGCCCCCGACAAGTTTGGTCAGGAGCAGCTTACCCAGTATATGTCGCCGTACATTCAGAATGTGGTGGATGTGCAGAAGCGCGAAGCTCTCCGTGACGCAAGGCAGGCGCAGCTTGCTCAGGACTTGGGTGCAGCCCGTCAGGGTACTTATGGCGGTTCGCGTCAGCTTCTGGCGACCATGGGGCGTGAGCGTAATCTCGGCCAGCAACTCGGTGATATCCAAGCCAAGGGCTTGCAGGCTGCGTTTGAACAAGCTGGTACTCAGTTTGAGCGTGATCGTGCAGCGCAGATGGAAGCGCAGCGCCAGAACCTCGCTTCGCAGATTTCCACGCAGCAGTTGCGCACAACGACTGACTTGCAGGTTGCGATGGCTAACCTCAGCAACGACCAGCAGGCTCGCGTCCAGAATATGGCCGCTGAGAACCAGATGCGCGGTATGAACGCTGAGCAGGCCCTTCGTGCGGCTCTCGCTAACCAGCAAGCAGATACCGCTATACGTGCGCAAAACCTTCAGGGTGCGATGCAGACGCAGCAGCTTGGTCTCGAAGCGCAGCGTCTTGGCGAACAGTCACGTCAGTTTGGTGCGCAACAGGGTCTTGCGGCTCTTGCGCAGGCGGGTCAGTTTGGTCAGACCCTCGGCAATCTGGGTCAACTCCAGCAGCAGTCGGACCTCTCGCGGCTTCAAGCCCAGCAGGCGGTGGCGGCGATGCCTCAGGCTCTGGAACAACAGCGCCTCGACCAGATGTATGCCGACTTCCTGCGTCAGCGCGACTATCCGATGGAACAGCTTGGCTACTTCAGCAACATCTTGCGCGGTCTTCCGGTTGGTCTTGCGACCACTCAGACCGCTTATGGTCAGTCTCCGTCGGCGCTTTCTCAGCTTGCAGGCGTGGGCCTTGGCGGCTTGAGCCTTTACAACATGGGTCGGGGGTAAGGATTAGATGGAAACGAAACCGTATAACCTCCAGTCTCCCGAAGCTATCGCCAAGGAATACGCTGGCAACAAACAAAAGATCGCTCAGGCGATGCAGATGGGTATTGTTGATCCCACTGCTGGCGTACTTGCTGGCATGTTTATTGACCGGATGCGCTCTGCACAGGCGCAAGAGATGGCACCTAAGCCCACGGTCGCCCAGCAGGTCATGGGAGGTGCTCCGCAAGCAATGACTCCCCCTTCGTCAGGTGGGCTTGGCATGATGCAGCCAGCCCAGCCTCCCATGGCACCTCAAGGTGGTATGGCGCCCCCTCCGGCTATGCCGCAAGGTGAAATGCCCGGTATGGCAGCGGGTGGCTTGTACGAAGCTCCTTACATGAAGGCTGGTGGTCTCAGCGAAATCCCGCTTCCTGACACCATGTTCGACGAAAACCGCGACGGCTCTTACGCTGGCGGCGGTATCGTTGCGTTTGCTAAGGGCGACGAAGTCGAAGAAACTGAAGAAACCGTCGTTACCGCACCCATGGGTCGTTACGGCTTTGGGGCTACCTTCGGGCAGAACATGGACCTCATCAGCAAATATGCTCCGCAGCAGTCCAAATATGGCGATAAGCTGACATCGTTCTACGAAGAAGTTATGTCGCCGGAAGCGCAGAAAAAGCGCAAGAAGGAAGACCTGTGGACGTCGCTGGCCGAACTTGGTTTCGGTATGGCGGCTTCTAAGTCGCCCACGCTGTTCGGCGCTATCGGTGAAGCTGGTATGAAGGCTGCACCCGGTATGGCTGCGCGTGGCAAGGAACGCCGCGAAGAACAGCGTGACGCGATCAAGACGCTGGCTGCTAAGGAAGACATGACCAACAAGCAGGCGATGGAGTCGTTCCGTCTCGCAGGCGACTTGCAGAAGGCATATGGCGGCTTCATGGACGCTGAAGCTCAGCGTAAGCTCACGAAGGAAATGAATGATGCGGATAACAAGGTCCGCATGGCCGCAGCGCAACTTTCCGCAGGTGCCCAAATCCGGTCGGCTCAGATTGGTGCCGCAGGCCAGACAGCATATCTTGAGAAGCAGGACGCGTTGCTGCGTAAGCAAGTAGGTGCCGCTGCCGAAGCGCAACTCCCGCAGCTTATGAAAGACGTAACCACCCCAGTTGGTAAGGCTAACAACGCACTCCAGATGGCGCTTAAGCAATACGGCGCTAATTCTCCGGTTACTGCTAAGGCAGCGGCTGCACTGGAAAATGCCAAGGTCAGCCATGTGAACTCGGCTATCAACCGTGTAAGCGGCGCATTTATGAACAACCCGGACCTCACTGGCGGCAATCCGTGGGAGCAGAACTGGGGAGGTAAGAAATAATGCCCGCGCCGCAGGTTGGCGCAGTCGTTGGTGGATATCGCTTCAAAGGGGGTAACCCAAACGACAAGGCAAGCTGGGAGCCTGTAAAGGTTGGCCCTCCTGTAGGCACGGAAATGGGTGGCTATCGCTTCCTCGGCGGTGACCCAAACGCACAGAAAAGCTGGGCTCCTGTTGAAGCTGAAGCTCCTGCTGCGCGTGCTCCTGAGCCGCGTCCTACGCTAAAAGAGCCAGAGGGCGGCGCTCCTATGCCGTGGGATTATCTGCTTAACCGCGAAGAAGCTATTAAGCGTGACCGCGAATACCGGGCTTATCTCCAAGAGCGCCAGCAGCAGGAACTTACGAAGGACATTAAGACCCAGACGGGCTTCTTTGATCGCCTTGGTGACTTGTTCCAGCGCGGCGAACTCAGCGTCACTTCTGGTATCAAAGACGTAGAAGCCGCTATCGAGAGCGACCCGACGCTGAAAAAGCAGTATCAGGCAGAAGCGCGTCGGTTTGCTGAAGACGCATCTACGCCTATTGCTGGTGAAGTTACGTGGGAAGAAGTTAAGAAGCACCCTCTTAAGGTACTTCCGTATATCCTCGAACAGGGTGCCCAGAGCATCCCACAGATGATTGTCGGACGTATGTCCCCTCTTGGCATGGCAGTAAACGCTGCGGGTGTTGCGGGCCAAGTCGGGCGTGGACGCGCGGAAGCTGACGAGCGCCAAGATGTAAGCGGTACGGATATCGCTATCGGTGCGCCTGTTGGTGTGATCTCGACGCTTCTCGACCAGTTTGGTTTGGGAGAAATCCTTGGCACGGCAGGTAAAAATGCTGTTGTCCGTACGCTAAAAGCTGCGGGAGCCGAAGGTAGCACAGAAACAATCCAGAATACGCTTGAGTATTTGGGTAGTCGCGTAGGCACCGTTAAAGGTGCGGATGCGAAAGAAGCATTTGACCAAGCCATGGCAGCGTTTGTTGCTGGCGGCGGTCTGGGCGGCGGCTTGCGTGGTACTGGTGAAGTTGCGGGTAAAGCGGTTTCCGCAGTAAAAGAAAAGCTTCAAGACCGCGCAGCTAAGCAAGTAGCCGACCAACTTTCCACGGCCACGCCTCCCGCAGTGCGTCAAGAATTTCAGCGTCTGGCTTCTCAGGAGATAGCTACTATCATGTCGGCCAATCCCGACATGGACCAGAATGCTGCAACTGCGGCAGTAGCGGAGCGTGGAGAAGAGCTTCTTGCGCAAGCCACACAGAATGTGGCTGCGGCTACAGGAGGAGAGGGGTATGAAGGCGGAGTTGGTGCCGGACTGGATG